AAAGACACGAAGTCATCAAACATCATCCCGTCCACGATTGCGCACTTGACGCGATGCAACTTATGTATGGAAAGCAGGTTTAATGCAATTTTACACTAACGTATATCCTTACGGGAACAGAATGCTGGTTCGTGGTTATGAACATGGCAAAGCATTTTCATATAAACTGGAGTACTCACCAACTCTTTATGTTTCATCTAAGAAGTCAGATAGTGAATGGAAAACTCTAGACGGTAAAGTTGTCGATTCAGTTAAACCTGGAACGATAAAAGAAACAAGAGAGTTCGTGACACGTTATGAAGACGTAGAAGGTTTTGGGTTGTATGGAAATACCAACTATGTCTTTCAATATATTAGCGATACATATGACTATGACATCAACTGGGATGTTGATCAGATTAGAACATTCTATCTCGATATTGAGACATGTACTGAAGAAGGATTTCCTGATGTAAAAACTACCAATGAGGAGATCCTTCTCATCACGATTAAAGATTCTAAAACAAAGAAGGTTATAACTTTTGGAACTAAAGAGTATAGTAAGACACGCGATGATGTGACATATGTTCACTGTTCTAATGAGCGTCAACTTCTATCCAAGTTTATGGACTTTTGGCAGGCTAACTATCCAGATGTTATCACTGGGTGGAACATTTCCTTCTTTGACGTTCCATATTTGGCTGGGAGAATCGAGAGAGAACTTGGAGACAGCATAGCATCTAAACTATCCCCATGGGGTTTGATACAACATCGTAGCATTTATGTTAAAGGCAATGAAGAAATTTCTTATGACCTGCATGGTATTGCTCAGCTTGATTATCTGGATCTCTATAAAAAATTTACTTACGCCAAACAAGAATCTTACAGGTTGGATTACATTGCAGAACAAGAACTAGGTGAGCGTAAGAAAGAAAATCCTGGCGTTGACTTCAGAGATTTCTATAACAATTACTGGGAACAATTCGTTGAGTATAACATACATGACGTAGAACTTGTTGAGATGTTAGACGATAAGATGCGTTTACTTGAGTTGTTGTATACTATGGCGTATAATGCTAAGATCAACTTCGAAGATGTGTTCTCCCAAGTTCGTATGTGGGATGCTATCATCTACAATCATCTACGTAACAAAAAGATTGTTATCCCTCTAAAGAAAAGTGGCGGATCAAAGAGTGCTCAGTTTGAAGGTGCATTTGTTAAAGATCCGATAGTTGGTAGACATAGATGGGTTGCTTCATTTGACTTGAACAGTCTGTATCCTCACTTGATTATGCAGTATAACATCAGCCCAGAAACATTGACTGATGAGAAAATATCTTGCACAGTTGATAAACTTCTCAACAAAGAAGTTGATACCTCATATCTACAGCGTAGAGATCTAGCGTTGACTGCTAATGGTTGGTGCTATGCTAGGGAGACTACGGGATTCATGCCTGAGATGATGGAGAAGATGTATACTGACCGAAGCAAGTTTAAGAAGCAGATGCTAAAGATTCAGCAGGAATATGAGAACGATAAGAGTAACAAACAACTTGTTAAAGAGATAAGTCGCCTCAACAATCTGCAGATGGCAATGAAGATTGCTCTGAACTCTGCTTATGGTGCGATGGGTAATGAATACTTCCGTTACTTTGATATTCGTATGGCTGAAGGTATTACGACTTCTGGTCAATTGTCTATTCGTTGGATTGCTAATAAGTTGAACGCATTCATGAATAAAACAATGAAGACAGAAGACAGTGACTATATCATTGCGATTGATACCGACTCAATTTATTTGTCTCTAGAAACTTTGATCGAGAAACTCTGCGAGGGAAAAACTACAGAGCAAAAGATCAAGTATATGGACAAGGTTTGCGAGGAAATTTTCCAGCCATTCATTGACAATAGTTATCAGGAGTTGGCTGATTACATGAATGCTCACTCTCAGAAAATGCAGATGAAGCGAGAGGTTCTTGCTGACCAGGCAATCTGGACTGCCAAGAAAAGATACATATTGAATGTACATAACTCTGAGGGTGTTCAGTACGCAAAACCAAAGTTAAAAGTTATGGGACTGGAGATGGTTAAGTCTTCAACACCAGCAGCTATACGAGATATGCTCAGGGATTCTATTCAAGTTATTTTGAAAGGTAGTGAGGAAACTCTACATTCATACATAGAAGAAAAGAGAGCAGATTTTTTAAAGATGGCTGTTGAAGATATTGCATTTCCTCGAGGTGTGAACGGCATTAAGGTTTATGCTGGTTCTCCAATTTACGCCAAGGGAACACCAATCCATGTTCGTGGTGCTTTGCTATACAATCATTATGTGAAACGAAAAGGATTGGAGAAGAAGTATCAGGCTATCCGTGATGGTGACAAGATTAAGTTTGTCTATATGAAGATGCCTAATCCAATACAGGAGGATGTTATTGCATTCGTTCAACATCTCCCCCAGGAGTTGGGTCTTCATGAATACATAGATTATGATAAACAGTTTCAGAAAGTTTTCCTTGATGCATTGCAAATTATTATTGGATCACTAGGTTGGAAAACTGAGAAAGAAAGTTCACTGGAGGAATTTTTTGGATAACATCAAAGTTATAAAAACTGGGATTAATGTTTCGAAGATAGTCCGTCAATTAGAACTGCATCCTGAGGACTGGGGAATGCAGAAAAGAGTTGACGGTGCACAATCTATGCTAGATAGAGGATTCCCAGAAATTGAAGCTGGCGTATTACAGTTAGTTATGGGTGGTATAGAACATGAAGGACAATATGTTGGTGACACAGAAATCTGCATACCTACAGAAGCATGCAGAAGACACACAGAAATTATTTCTTTTCTAAAAAGAAACTTCAAGAGATTTAGTCGTTGTGGATTTTTGTCTTTGCCAGTTGGCGGATCAGTTGGAAAACACATAGACTTTGGAAGTTACTATCAGACAAGAGACAGATACCACCTATCAATACTTGGAAGATACAAGTATATGGTAGGCGATGAAGAATATGTAGTAGAGCCAGGAACTTTACTCTGGTTTAATAATAAACTTCCACATGGAACAGAAAATCTTGGTGATTGTGTTCGTGTAACTTTTGTATTCGATGTTCCACATCACAAAAATAACCCAAAATAATTTTACATTAAATCAGATACGTAGTATAATACTGAAATAAACTAAGAGGATACTATGAGCATACTAGAAAAACTTAAGAAAAATTCAACCATCAAAGATACATCAGTCCTTTCTCAATCTAAGTTCTTTACAAAGAAGGATATGATTCCGACCACGATCCCAGTTCTTAACGTGGCATTGTCTGGTCGTCTTGATGGTGGACTGACTCCAGGATTGACAATGTGGGCTGGTCCAAGTAAGCACTTCAAGACTGCATTTAGTTTGTTGATGGCGAAAGCATATCTTGACAAATACTCTGATGGCGTTGTTCTGTTTTATGACTCAGAGTTTGGTACGCCACAGTCGTACTTCGATTCTTTTGGTATTGACGGTGAGAAAGTTATTCATACACCAATCACTGATATCGAACAGTTGAAGTTTGATATTATGCAACAGCTTAACAGCATTGAGCGCGATGATCGTGTGATTATCCTAATTGATTCTATTGGTAATCTTGCCTCAAAGAAAGAGGTTGAAGATGCTATGGATGGTAAATCTGTTGCTGATATGTCTCGCGCTAAGCAGTTGAAGTCATTGTTCCGTATGGTTACACCACATCTAACGTTAAAAGATATTCCTATGGTCGTGGTCAATCACACCTACAAAGAAATCGGATTGTATCCGAAAGATATCGTTGGTGGCGGTACTGGTTCGTATTACTCAGCTGATAACATCTTTATTCTTGGTCGTCAGCAGGAGAAAGAAGGAACTGAGCTGGTAGGTTACAATTTTATAATCAACGTAGAGAAATCAAGATATGTTAGAGAGAAATCAAAAATTCCTGTTACTGTTTCTTTTGATGGTGGCATTAGCCGTTGGTCTGGTCTACTTGATATTGCACTCGAATCTGGGCACGTTATTAAGCCATCCAATGGTTGGTATTCGCGCGTAGATGATGACGGTGTTGAAGACAAGAAGTATCGCCTCAAGGAAACTGACAACAAAGATTTCTGGATGCCAATCCTAAAACAGAAATCATTTATTAACTTTGTCAAAGAAAAGTATCAAGTTGCTGCTGGAGAAATCCTAAAGGATGAGGACATCGCTGAGGAACTTGACAAGATAGACGAGGAAGAATATGGCGAAAACGCTTAAACCTTACGTTGTTATGCATCACAAAGAAGCAGGTATTGATGCGATAAAGTTGACGGAAGGTCCATTTGAAGGTATGATGTATACGTATGGTGTTGTTAACTTCGAGGAAGATGAAGAAAACGATACACTAAAAATGAATTTTGAGTATGAGATATTAGATAATGGCGGTAAAGGATTAGGTAACAAAGAACCATTTGAGCAGTATATTGGAGATATCCTTCAGGATTTAATTCATGAAGGAATTGCGGAAAATAGTATAACTTACACAGGTGGAGTTGATGAGAATAGAGACAGCGATTCTGTCGAATCTGATAAACAA